TATGTCCTTCAATGGAAGGTATGACAGCTAAGCAGTTGGAAGATGCAGGTATTCATGTTTCGTTGGATGCCGGGGATAATGGCAATCTTGATGAAGTGTCTGATGCTGAACAGCTGACCGATGATGGTACAATGGATAACCTAAAAGACGGTGAGGATATCCCCCCCTTTACAATTACATTAAAAGACATTGGCTTTGATATAAATGATGAAACAGCCACCATCAGTATGAAAAACGGCATGTGTGGTGGACGGGATTTTGAAATAACAAAATGTGAGAAGAAAGGCAATAAATATATATTGACCTGTAATCGTATTTATGATGAAGGTTTAAAATTGTATTTCCCGTATAAAGATTATAATATAAGGGGTGGTGACAAGTTTGTCCTACTTTATATTGATATGCCGGACGTTTATATTCAGGCCGCTTCACAACGGTTGCTTGCTGCCGCGAAAAAATATCTTGCAAAGAATGATTATGTGCACTATTCGTATGAACCGAAGGTGGATGATATTTTCATGGCACGCCAACATGATGAGGCTATCGCAAGGGGAGAGGTGAGTATCCATGATACATTAAAAGAAGGTGATTTGATGTTGTTTACGGATACTGATCTTGGTATTGATGGAAGTATTATTATTGATACCCTTATAATAAAGGAAGGAGAGGGGATAATTCCCCAATATACCATCACCCTTAAAGATGAAAAGACGGTAGGCACATTGGAGAAAATTCAGAATCAGATTGATTCGATAGTAAGTGGCGGTCAAGGAAGTGGAGGATACAACTCAAATCAGATAAAGAGTTTGATAAAGTCTTTTGGGAGCAGCTTCTTTCTTAGTAAACTCATTACTGATATCGCCAATGATGTTATAACCTTTCTCAAAGGTCTGAAAGTGGGAAAATTCGTTACAGGTCTTATCGGGGGCAGTGGTGCGGCCATCTGGTTTGACAAGAACGGCAAGACAATAGTCGAAGCCGACAAGGCGATGTTCCGTGAAGAGCTGATAGTACCGCAGATCACGTTCAACTGCATCGATGTGATATCCGGCGACAAGGCGAACTCGTTCGCATACGGAAGAATAAAGACCGTTGACACGGAAAACCGAATAGCCACGCTGGAACTGCTTGAGGGGCAGTGGGGAACGTTGAAGGTAAGTGATATCTGCCGTGGTATACTTCACAACATAGCCGGCAGCAACCATACTCAAGATGAATACGGTCCTAACGGATTCATGGAGTATTCCGGATACGCCACCTCATACTTTACCCCCACTAGAATCATCGAGAATGAGGCTGGAAACATGAAGTTTGAATACGCTCTTCAGGCAGGAACGAGCGTGCATCCTCTTCCCGGTATGAACTTCTTCGCATACGGCAACTTCACCGACAAGGACAGACAGGCCATCACTTATGAGAACAGATCTTACTTGCGCAGATTGGTCAACGTGAACACATGGGTAATAGATCCGGATGTGAACATCGCTTATCAGAACGGAAACCTGAGTGGTCTTACAGTCAACGGGCAGGTGATGGACGGTTATTCTTCATTTCAAGACAAAGTATACATAAGGGGAACGATAGAACGACTCAAACCCAACGGTGAAGTGGCTATGGACTTAAGCTACGAGGGTGTATGGCAATCAGGCAGGCATTATGATTACTACGATAGTGTGACGTATAACGGCAGCACATGGGCGTGTCTGAACAAGAACGGTTCGTCCTCTGAACCGGGTACGGATGCTGACTGGCAGGAGATAGCATCCAAGGGTGATACGGGGGCACCGGGAAAGGACGGTGTGAGCGTGACCAATAGCGGTCCGTGGTATTCCGGCTTGGTTGTTCCCAAAATGAGTATCGTTACAATGGGAGGAAGTTCGTTTCTTTCTAAGGTATCCACTACCAATCCTCCCTTATGGTGTTGGACAGACAATGCCGGTAATCGGTTTACTTACAATGATGGCGGATATTGCCTGACGGGTGAGATAAATACCGATGAATATGAACTTTTGGTTCAAAGCGGAAAGGACGGAAGCGATGGTACCAGTTATGAGAGGGTATTCATCCATACTACAACAGAGAGTAAACCTGCCACTCCTTCCACGTCACAGACGGACGATTATGTACCTTCCGGCTGGCATGATGATCCTGTAGGTGTTTCCAGCTCTCTGCCTTATGAGTGGATCAGTGAGAGGGAGAAGAAAAATGGTATATGGAGTGAATTCAGTGCTCCTGCCCTTTGGGCGAAATATGGATTTGATGGTGCTGACGGTGCTGAGGGTGTAGCCGGAACGAGCATCATTTGGAAAGGTGATTTTTCCTCCGCTCCTTCCAATCCTCAGAACGGGTGGGCATACAAGAATACCACTGATAAGAAATCATATGTATATCAGGATGGACAGTGGTATCAAATGACTATTGACGGGATTGATGGGAAGAACGGGAAAGACGGATTGAGTATTGTCTGGAAAGGAGATCTCCAAACACCTCCTTCCAATCCTCAGACCAACTGGGCATACAGGGATACCAATAATGGTCGTGTATATATATGGAACGGAACAGCATGGGCATTGATGGTTGTGGACGGATCGGACGGTGCTGATGGTGCAGCCGGTTCTGACGGATTGAGCGTGTTTATAACTTATAATGACAGCACTTCCCAACCTTCTGTACCTACCGGGAACGGTACTACTGGAGGATGGCATACAAATGCGACAAGTTCCGCTATATGGATGTCGCAGAAGGTTGCTGCGTCCGCATCTGACGGAGCATGGGGTACACCGATAAAAATCAAAGGTGACAAGGGTGACGGTTACACCCAGATGGGGCAGTTTAGGACAGGAATGGTTGTACCCAAGATGGGTGTCGTTTCGATGGGTGGCGGCTCTTATGTAGCCAAGGTGGCTACTACCAATCCTCCCTTATGGTGTTGGACAGACAATGCCGGCAATCGGTTTACTTTCAATGATGGTGGCTATTGCTTGACGGGTGATGTGAACACTGCCGAATACGATGTATGGGCAGAGAAAGGTGATACCGGATCAAAAGGTGATAAAGGTGACAAGGGTGATGACGGTGAAAAGGGCGACAAAGGAGATCAGGGCGTACAAGGAATACAGGGCTGTATCTTCCGTGAGTCGGAATGGTCCGCCTCAAGTGTGCAGTACCGTAATGACGAAGCTCTGACAAGCGGTACGAGGTATATTGATTTCGCATTGATAAGGAATGACGCAGCCATTGACGGATGGGATGTGTACAAATGTTTGAAAACGCATGTGTCCTCCGCCTCGAATAAACCGGGCAACACCACATACTGGGAAAAGCTGAGCGGGGTGGGACCTATCTATACCAGCCTGATAATAGCTAAGAATGCCAGCATCAGCCTGTTCCAAGGAAATCAGGTTTTGATAAAAAAGAGCGACAACACTGTTACCGCAGGCATGTCCGGCTCTACATCCGGTCAGAAGATACGTATATGGGCAGGTTCCGCGACTCCTGACTCCGCACCGTTCCGAGTTGATGAGGAAGGGAATGTAGTTGCAACGAAGGCGAATATCACGGGGACAATAACCGCCACAGGTGGAAACGTCGGTGGTTTCAGTATATCTTCTTCAAGTATGGAATCGGTTTCCGGTGATGATGCCATGCTCCTTTCTGCTAACCTGATAAGATTTACAGGAAGTTATTCAAAGGTATTCATGGGAGCTGAAACTATGCCTTCATCCAATGGCGGTTCATTTTCAACCCCTGTACGTATTGAAGTGAACAGGAGCATTCAGTCAATGTCCTATGGTAATGCCGGACTGTTTCTTTCCGTTGAAGGCTCACACGCTTATGATAATAAAGACTATCAGTTTACTGGCAATCATGCCCTTTATATTTCTAAGGGGGATATCTGTGGGTTCAGACTCAGATTGCGCAGGATTGACGAAAGCACAATCTTGTCAGTGATGGATAGTGTCGTGCTGGCCATTAAAGCCGGTATTACACTGACTGTTCCATCCACTGCGGAGGACGGGCAATTCTACTGGATAAGGAATGTATCGGGTGGTGATGTGACCATAGCCGGAACAAACCTTGTCGGCTGGAATTCCGGGGAGGTCAGCACTTCAATAGGTCTGGCAAAATCGAAAGCAGCAGCAATGTATTATGATAAGTTTAATAACAAGTGGTTTATGAACTGGATTGATTGTTGGAATTAAATATACAAATTATGAAAATAGATTTTACAAAATTTCCTTGTTACACAGGGATAAAGAAGGATATCAGGGTTGAGATGGATATTGCGGAGTCATTGGCTAACGCCATATACACAAATGTTCCGGGCATAGCCGCCAGTTCTTTGGCTCATAAAATTTACTCTGGCAAGGGAGAAGTAGATTACGATGAACGGGAAATACGAATTATACGTGATTGTACACCGTTGTTTTCGGGAGTTTATGCGGATTCCATAAACGATTATTTGGACACGAAAGAAAAGGAGGAACAAGAATGATATTACAAGCAGATTATGATTGCTATCTGACACAGGCCGAAGATATGCCTCTGTCGGAACGAAGATTTGAGAATCAGGTATTGATAAACAGCCCTGAGGATGTGGCTATGTGGAAAGAAATCACATCAAAGCAGAAGGAGCAGATGATTGCCGAAGCGTCCTTCATCGATACGGAAGCGATAGATGTTGAAGCACTTGATCGTGTGGATACACTATTAAACGATATTGCGGCAAACATTAACAATGCCGGGCTTACTGTAGAGGAAGCATTGGCGAAGAAAGAGTACTTTCCCGTATGGGAGGATCTGATAGGTACAGAGGTTGATGTGCAGTTCCGCTTCCGCTATGGCGGCACGCTCTATGAGGTTATACAGAAACATACACCGCAGGAGGACTGGAAGCCGGGAACGGGTACGGAATCCTTGTACAAGGTTGTGCAGATAGAGCACTCCGGCACACTGGATGATCCTATACCTTGGGTACATAACATGGTGCTGGAAGAAGGCAAATATTACACCGATAAGGAGGTTCTTTATCTCTGTATCCGTGACAGCGGAATAGGCATGGCATTCGACTTGGAAAATCTTGTTTCGGGCGGATATGTTCAAGTGGTAGAAAATCAAGTAGTAATAAATAATTAAAAAAAATACGATTATGGCAGACAAAAAATTAAATCAAGTATCGCAGTTGACGGATTTTGATTATGCGTTGGTTGTAAAAGGGAATGACGTGGCAAAAGTTACAAAACAGCAGCTAGCTACAATTCTGGGAG